CCCTGACGTGCTCTCCGGCTTACCGGAGTATTTATAAGCTGCAAAGCTCTCGCTTCTGGTGAGCCGAGTAGTAGCACCCGGGCCAAATGCAAAGAACTCCGCACACTCGTCCCAGTCGAACTTACCGAGAGCATCCCACAACCTACGCCGCACGCAAACCCAGAATGGGTCTTCATGCGCGGTATCGTAGAAGCTTCGGTTCGTAAGCTGACACTGCGCCTCTGCTTCGTGGAATCGATTCCACGTAGTAGTGCTCTTTTCCTCCGACGGTTTCCCGTCGTCGTACTTGGAGTAGAGCTCTCTCATCAAGACGGTCGCACGAGCAGCCTCGAGACTTGTGAAGTCAAGAGGAGTATCTCGGCCCAAAACTCCAACTGGCGGAATGCCAAGGAGCGAGGCCAAGAGCTCGATAAACCGTTCGTTTGAGAACCCAAGAGGTGATTTAGCACGGACACGTCGTTTACGACGCATATCGGAACTCCTTTTAAGGAGGGAGGGAGATACGGACCAACCCGTCAAGGGTCAGCTCGTACCTATGACACTCGACCGTTAATGTACCGGAACACTTAGGGCCACCATCACAAGGGCGTCCATCACTGGGGTCACAATGTTTCCCCAGAAAATGTAAACGCCACCTATAAGAATGGCCAGTTTCAGTACTCGAAGACTGTCCCACATAATGGGGATCAGTAAAACGGCTCGAGGTTCTCCACGGACGCCTTCACACTCGCATTGCTGAGAGTGTTGACCATATAGGCCAGAAGGTCCTTCCGCTCCTGGAGCGTGCTGTTCGGATTGAGATTCAGGACGATCTGTCCCGAGTCATACCGAACCACAGTGTCGGAACCGTCAACGTTCGCCACCACAGGGCAGAGAAACCCCATGGTGATTTTGTTGACAGTCCTGGTCCCATTCGGCTCGGCCAGCTCGTGAGAGATGGTTCGATAACCGGCAGGGATAGAGGGACTACGATCAGCCCACGTTGCTTTCGCCCCAGTCGTTGACTTGGGGCTAAACGTATGGGCGACCGGTGTGCCGAGACCGTCATTAACGGTCAGTGTAGCGATAGCGGGCATGTTATATGCTCCTAGTTTTGGTTACAATGGTTGAAGGATCAATCATTAAGGCTTCAGGGACTGAGCTAGCAAGCTCAACCCGTTAGCCATATGACCTAGGCTCCGAGGATCTTTAAATCTCGGAAACGCTGGTAAAGGCACCCCGCTTGAAGCGGTACGTGTTATCTGCAACAGCGTCTTTGTCCCGATCCAGTCATTATGGATAAAACTGTTTCCGTCCCAGTCATACGAGATACCTTCGTCCGTCCACAGCGTTTTGCTGTAGTGCGTACTAGAGTACCAAGCCTGACTGAAACCTAGCAGTGCATCTAGACTGTCCAGCCAGTTACCTAAGGGCAAAGCCCAGTCGATAACGAAGCTGAAAGGGACGGTCTCCCAAGCCACAAGGAGTGGATTGGTAAGTCCTAGGGACTTGAACGACATTAATAGGTCGTTCTCCGGCAGGGCGTCAAGGCGTACGAATACGCCCCGTTCCCGTTCGGCTAGCCCACTGAAAGCGTCATAACCACCTGTCGGATACGAGCCCCCTTGTTTAGGGGTTTTGTACGTCCAGGTATCTCTGTCGCTTCGATGAGCCTTTGTAGTGACTCTCCAGTCACTAGCGGGTCGCTTGCTTAAAGCTTCCGCCGAGCCGTAAACATCGGCTAACAAAGGTTTCACACCGTACTGTAGCTGTAACCAATGGTTCGTCCAATGAGAACCACGTGGCTTCCCAGGATCTCCTAAGATCCCAAGAGCTCGAGCTGCATTGCGGAAGTTTCCGCGCCGCACCTCTCGCACACTACGCGCAAGCCGGTGTGTGACATCGCCAAGCATCCGTGAAGTGGCCTTGCGTTCTGCAAAAGCCACCCCCAAATCCACGTGCTTCTGCTTCAGCCTCATTCGCGCAGCCACAAGGGCTGCCGATTTTAAAGCTGTGCTTTCTGCACTTGCTGTGGACTCGGAAACGATATTGTTGAAATGGTTCAGACCGTTGAAACGGCCTGACTTCCCAACGCAACCGCTATACTTCGACCAATTGCTTCCTGTTATGGAAACATGCGAAGTACCTTGCTGCCTGACGTACTCTCTACGTGTAAAGGAATAGCCCGTTGGGGCTACCCAGCCTTTCGGCTTTCTACGTGATACCCCCGAGGCCTCTTCGTGGCAATATTTAGCGTCGGATACCTGAACGGTTGTTCCGTTCGGTCCGTTGCTATTGTTGAGCAGTGTATAACTGCCAACTAATTCCACTGTGAAGGGGGGGCGTGCCATATAGAACTCCTGAGACGTAGGTGAGTAACTGCCTTTTCTCCTGTTTTAACAGGAGGTAGCGTACGAACTAATCGCCCCACCGCCCTCTGCATTTTCACCACTCAAGGTGACGCATGAAGGCGATGGGACTGAAAGTTCTAAAGCTACGGGCCCGACTAGGGCCTACGGAAAGATGGACCTGGGTGATGAACCCTGGACCCCGGCTGACGAGCCGGTGATTACCTCAACATACCCCGATAAGGGGATATGAGGGGAGCACACGACGGTG